TATTTCTCTGCTGGTGGACTGACGAAGCCTCAGAGAACGAAACAGACGCCCCATTCACCGGATGGGACGATGACAACACAGGAGACACAATGGCCTATGTAGGACTTGGCGTTAGCGCCGACCTCATCAAGAACGCAAGCGCGGAGACCGCCACCCCCGAGGTGAAGTCGGAACTGCGAAACGAAATCGTCAAGGCGCTGGGCCTTGAAGAAGTCATGACGGCGAAGGCCGAATTGAGCGAGGCGAAAGAGGAGATTGCTCTCCTGAAGGCCGCGCTTGACGAGGTAAAGTCAATGGCTGCACCTGGGGGGCCTGCACTGCGCGCCACCCGTGAGCAAACCAGCAAGTCAGCAGCGACACTGGCGCGAGAGGTAGAAGCACAGCGCTTCCGCAACCTCGCCGCACAGATCACTGACCCTGCCCTTCGCAACCAGTACCTCGACACCGCTCGGGCACTGGAAGCAAACTAACCCACAACCAAAGGAACCAGAATGGCGCTCGCCGCTCCCTCCCTTGACCAGCTCTTTCACGGCCTCCCAGCCGACGAGCAGGTCAAGCGCTTTGAGGCTTACAAGTCAGCCCTTAGCACTGTCCACTCCAACACCCTGGCTGCAAAGTCACGCGGTGAAATCTCCTTCGACCCCACTCGTGGCATCCAGAAGACGGTGAACACCGCTTCACGCGTTGCTGAACTGACGGGTGAAATCACGAAGGCCATCTCAGGCGACCAGTTGGCTGCCGTTCAGTCATCGCTCGACGGCCTTGCCGACCTGCAGAAGGACTTGACGCTTACCAGCCCACTGAACTCGACCATCTCGGGCGTATCGGGTCTCGTACCTTACGACCTCGACCCAGTTCTGTCGCTGCTTATCCCGAAGGAACTGTACCTTCGCAACAGCGTCGCCCGCATCAAGGCTCAGGGCCAGGCGCTTGAGTTCCGTCGCATCACGGGCCTCTCGAACGCCGGTGTCGGTGGAGTTGGACAGACCTCGTCCTTCTTCAACAGCACCTCGGCTTCGACCTCGTTCGGTGGTGTCTCGCTGAACCGTCCGACCAAGATCACCTACGCCGCCGACAAGATTGTCAAGTCGTTCGTCGAGCAGGGTCTGTCGGACAGCGTCAGCCTCCAGGCTGAGTTCGCCGGTCAGGGCTACACCGACCTGCGCCAGTTGTCGCACACGTCACTCATCTGGTCGCACTTCCTCGCCGAAGAGCGCAACATGATGAACGCCGTCTCGACCGCTCTGCCCACCTCGGCTCTGACTTCAGTGACCGCAGCCAACGACTCGACGGGTTCAGGCTTGCCTGCCACCTCGAGCTCGGCGGTCTACATCACGCTGTCCTCGGCCTACGGTGAGACTGCTGGCGTTTCAGCCGGTACGGTCACGAACGCCACCGCCGGTAAGGGTGTCTCAGTCTCTTGGACTGGCACTGCCCCCTTCGGTGCTGTTGCCGTGAACGTGTACGTCGTTGTCGGCTCGACCACCTACAAGGCCACGACGCCTTCGCTGGCCTCGGGTGTGGCTGGTCTGACCTTCGCCGCCATCTCAGGAACCTACCCCTCAACGGACGGCTCCTACAACGCTTACGCCGCAGGCGCGAACTCGGGCTCCGGCTACGACGGCTTCGTCTCGACGTTGGCTGCTTCGGGTGGCTACCAGGCTCAGTTCAACAACACCATCGGTTCGCAGACCGAGCCTGCTGGTCTGATCCAGGACGCCCTCGTGAGCCTCTACAACTCCACGATGGCCGACCCTGAGGTCATCTTCGTCAGCGCAGCCGTTCGCCGCGCTCTGTCGAAGGCTCTGCAGAGCACCGCAGTGTCCAGCACCTCGTACCGCTTCAACTACCAGACTGGTAGCGACGGTGTGAACATCGGTGCAATGGTGACTGGTGTTGCCAACGAAGCGACGGGCACCATGCTCGACCTCGTGACGCACCGCTTCATCCCTGCAGGTACGTTGCTCATCCACCAGAAGCAGTTGCCGTTCCCCGACTCCGGCGTCAGCCAGACCGTCGAGGTTCACAACGTGGTGGACAGCATGATCATCGAGTGGCCACAAATCGGCTTCTCGTACGACATCAGCTCGTACACCTACGGTTCACTGGCCTTCCGCGCTCCGGCGTGGTCGGGCATCATCACCGGCATCACGGGCTGATAAAGCCCACCCAATCGCTAGGCAACTAGACAGGCTGTTCGCCGTAGTCGCCTAGCCTTGAGGGTTGAGCAGGG